TATGTTGACAATTTTATGGTTTATCAATATAATCATGATCGTACCAATGAAATTATTAGCACAAAAACTAGTACACTGGTGGAGTATTTTATGTAATGGATAAAATGTCAGCAAATTATAAATTTAATGAACCAGAACTAATTAATGAATTGTATCAGTACATCGCTGATACATATACTAAGCATTATGTCGGACCTGATAATATTCAAGCGTTTGAACTAATTGCTTCTGCAGGTCACGGTGTTGGGTTCACCATCGGTGATATTATTAAGTATGCAGCCAGATATGGTAAGAAAAACGGTAGGAATAGACAGGATCTTTTGAAGATCCTTCATTACGGTATTCTTGCACTTTATATTCATGATAAGGAGAATAATAATGGAAATTAAGATTAACACCGACGAACTTAGAAAGTGCAAGCTATTTGTAGCTACACCTATGTATGGTGGCCAGTGTGCTGGTATGTTTGCACGTAGCATCGCAGATCTCTCTGCTCTATGCACACATCATGGTATTCCTTTGCAAATGTATTTCTTGTTTAATGAATCGTTGATTACACGAGCAAGAAATTATTGCTGTGATGAGTTCATGCGCTCAGATGCAACTCACATGTTGTTTATCGACTCCGATATTGGATTCAACCCGCAGGATGTTATTGCACTTCTTGCTCTGCAGATCCAAAACGAAGACTATGACGTCATTGGTGGTCCATATCCTAAGAAGTGTATCTCATGGGAAAAGATTAAGCACGCTGTCGATAAGGGTGTTGCTGACAAGGATCCTAGCGTACTAGAAAAGTTTGTTGGTGACTACGTCTTTAATCCTAAGAGTGGCACTGGTGCTATTCCGATTGGTGAACCTGCAGAAGTTCTAGAAATTGGCACCGGCTTCATGATGATTCGTCGTAAGACGTTTGAAGCCTTCAATGAAAAGTTCCCGCAGTATCTTTATAAGCCGGATCATGTTAGAACAAAGCATTTCGATGGTTCTCGTAAGATCATGATGTACTTCCAAGCTGAAGTAGATCCTAAGTCTGAACGTTATCTCTCTGAAGATTATTGGTTCTGTCAGAAGCTTCAAGAAGCAAACCTTCGTACATGGCTTTGCCCGTGGATGCAGCTCCAGCATGTTGGAACATATATCTTCGGTGGTTCACTCGCAGATCTTGCATCTATTGGTGCTTCTGCAACTGCCGATTCTGATCAACTTAAGAAGTAATTGAAAGGTCTATATTATGAAACTCGATACGCGAACAATCCAAGTTCTTAAGAACTTCTCTACGATTAACCCTTCTATCCTTATTCGGAAGGGCAATTATCTCTCTACAGTATCACCTGTAAAGAGCATCATGTCTCGTGCTAAGGTTGATATGGAGTTTGATAGTACATTTGCTATCTACGATCTATCTAAATTCCTTAGCACGCTTTCTCTCTTCGAAGACCCTGAATTGACTATCAATGAGAAGACTATTACCATTCGTGGTAAGAATAATGTAGTTAACTACACGCTCGCTGAAGCAGCTACTATTATCTCTGCACCTGAAACTGTAAAGGATATTCCTGAACCTGAAGTTAGTTTCAAGCTTACTAATGACTCTCTTACTAGTGTCATGAAAGGCATGGGTGTTCTTCGTCTTCCTGAAATTGCAGTTACTGGTGATGGTACAGACATCATGCTTCAGGCTATCGACTCTAAGAACCCAAGTGGTGATGTTTATTCAATCATTGTTGGTAAATCTGATAAGAAGTTCAGAGCAATCCTTCGCGCTGAAAATATCAAGCTCTTGACAGGTGACTATGATGTTGATATCACGTCTAAGGGTATCGCCCGCTTTACTGGTAGCGATATCATGTATCTCATCGCTGTAGAGTCCAATTCAACTTTCTGAGGTTAACAAATGGATGTTAAAGAACAGTTCTTGTGGGTGGAGAAATACCGCCCCAAGACTATCGCTGATACTATCTTGCCTGAAGAACTTAAATCTACGTTTCAACAGTTTGTAGATCAGAAGAACATTCCTAACCTTATTCTAAGTGGCAGCGCCGGTGTTGGTAAAACAACAGTGGCGCGAGCCATGTTAGAAGAACTTGAATGCGATTACATTGTAATTAACGGATCTATGAATGGCAATATCGATACCTTGCGTAATGAGATTCTCAACTTCGCATCTTCCGTCAGTCTCTCTGGAGGTCGTAAGTACGTTATCCTCGATGAAGCAGATTACCTTAACGCAAACTCAACACAACCAGCTCTACGAAATTTTATGGAAGAATTCAGCAAGAATTGCGGGTTCATCCTCACCTGTAATTTTAAAACTCGAATCATTGAACCACTTCATTCGCGTTGTTCCGTTGTGGACTTTAGGATAAGCAAGAAAGATACGGCGAAACTTGCTGCTCAATTCTTTAAGAGAGTTGAGAAGATCTTAACTAATCAAAATGTGGAATATGATAGAGCAGTAGTTGCTGAGATTATTACTAAGTTCTTTCCAGATTGGCGACGTGTTCTTAATGAACTGCAGCGTTATGCATCAACTGGTAAGATTGATAGTGGAATCCTTGGCAATATCAAGGATCTTGAAGTTAACTCTATCTATAAACTTCTTAAAGAGAAAGACTTTACATCTCTTCGTAAGTGGGTAGCTGAGAACGTTGATATTGAACAGACTGAAATTTTTAGACGTCTCTATGAGTCTGCAGATCAATATATGACTGTTAACAGTGTACCTCAACTTGTGTTGATCCTATCAAAATATCAATATCAAGCTGCTTTCGTGGCTGATCCTGAAATAAATATCATAGCGTGTTTCACCGAAGTCCTAATTAATTGCGAGTTTAAATGAACCCATTTGATTACGTAAACTCAATAAACTCATCTAAGAAAGAGAACCTTATGGTAGATGAGTTTGCAGAGAAAGCTTATAATCCTTGGCTAGTTAACAAGGCGTTATCTTATTTTAAAGATAGCGTCTTGTATGCTAATGAAATTAATATGAACTCACATCTTTCAAATAGGATGCAGTATGATTATTATCTTAATGCAATTAAGCCTGGAAAGAGATAGTCTAAGTGGGCAAAATCATCAGAAAATGAAGATATAGATCTTATTTGTAAGCTGTTTAACTATAATAGAACGAAAGCAAAAGTTGCTTTGACACTAATAGATAAGAAAGAACTTGAGAGATTTAGAAACAAATGAGTATTGATTTAAAAAACGAAAAATATCATGTTATAGAAAATTTTCTAGATGAAGAGATTTATAATACTTTATCTAAAATAGCCGATAGAGGATCATACACGCCTGGATGGAAATCATCAAAAAAGACAGATCCTCACGGTCATTGGAATATCAATTTTGCAAAAGCTTTTGCAGGTGGTGCCAATTTAGCTGATATAACATACTCATTACCGGATAATTTAAAAGTTGCTTGGAATTCAATACAAGAAAAATATTCTCTTCAAGATACGAAATTGCTGAGATGCTATATCAACGCACACACTTATGGTGTTGATGGTTATACACATAAAGATTCTCATAGAGATGATGAATGGACTATAGTAATTTACCTTATAGATAATTGGAATATAGATTGGGCAGGTGAAACAATTGTTGTAGATGACGGAGAAATAGTTAAATCTGTTATACCAAAAAGAAACAGAGCTCTAATATTTCCTGGTAATAATATTCATGCTGCGCGCGCGGTCTCGCGCACGTGTTTTAGTCTCAGAAGAACACTAATGTTTAAGTTCAGAGCAAGAAGATGTGATGATTTTGAAAGACTTAGTGAATTCTTAGTGAGTAAGGGAGCTAATAAACATAAACATTCTAGAGGTTCTTTACACGATCATCTTATGAGAAATTTTTCTTTATTAAAAGAAAGAAATTACGACACAGAATTATGTTTGGCTGCAGGCCTGCATTCAATTTTTGGCACAAATGCTTTTACCAAGTGTGTCTTAAGAGAAGATGATTTTGCAGAATTGTCTCAAGAATTCGGTGATAAGGCTGCATCACTAGCCAAGCTCTTTAGTACTATACATCGCCCAAAAACATTAGAAAATCCTGAGATGCTTTCTGACGCAGAAGCAGTAGTAAAGTTGAGAGACGAAACAACTATGACCATTCCTAGATATGCTTTTGATGAACTGAGAGTCATGGAAGCAGCTAATCTTTATGATCAAAAGTCTCTAAAAGAAGACAAGTACCCTATACTATGCGGTATTTGGGGCACTAGTAATAAAAAGAATGATGTAGAAGATGAGTTTGAATAATTCATAAATATTCCTACCTGATAATAATAATTAAAAAAGGTGGGAATTATGAGTTTAATCAATTCGCTAGTGGAAGTGAAAATCGCTGAAGAAGAAGACTTCCTAAAAATCAAAGAAACACTGACTAGAATAGGAGTGGCTTCTAGAAAAGACAAGAAGCTTTACCAATCATGCCATATCTTACATAAACAAGGTAAGTATTATATAGTTCACTTTAAAGAGTTATTTGCTCTTGATGGTAAAGATACTAACTTCTCTGATGAAGATAAGCTTAGAAGAAATAAGATAGCATTCTTACTCCAAGAATGGGGACTACTTAAGATAGTAGAACCAGATCCTATAAAAGATGATCAAGCACAAATGAATCATATCAAAATCATTAATCATAAAGAAAAGAATGATTGGGAACTTGTTGCTAAATATAATATTGGAAGAAAAAAGAATTGAAATAGGAGTTTTTTTGTTATGCTATCATTAAATAAAATATTCGGTAATATATTAAAAAGTAAAAAAGCCGAAAGAATAACTGTAAAAAATAATAATAGACATACACCGTATTATGGTGATGACTTGTTTTGCGCTAGATATTATAATCTAGAAGAAACAGAGTATGTTGATCTTTATATTCCTTTAAAAGGACCAGTTGGTATATGGGTCAGCGGTGGAGCTGATAGTAGTCTTTTAGCATTTTTATTAGCTAAGACTATAAAAGATTATAATCTAGATATTAAAATTATGCCAATGACTTTTAAAAGAGATAATAAGCCTTGGAACTTAGCTGTAGCTACAAATGTTATAGAACAAATAGAAAAAATATTAGAAATTGAAAAAGGTAAAATATTTTTAAGTCATAATTATTGTTATCTTGGCAATCATGAATTGGTTGATGAATTCAGTAAAAAAATGTTTAATCATATTGACAGTTTAAAAAGAAACGGTTTAATAACTATAGTTTATAGTGGATTAACAAAAAATCCTGATCCACTTCCAGAAGAACTTATAAATGAAAGAGAAACTATCAGAGATGAACCTGATAATCACTTTAAAGGAACTGAATCAATAAACTATGTTGAAGAAAAGTTAGTAGCAAATCCTCTTATGTTTTTGACAAAAGAATTTGTTGCTAATTTGTATAAAAAATATGATTTATTAGATTCACTATTACCTTATACGAGATCATGTGAAGGTCTTATAAAATCCACAAATTTTTTTAAAGAAACATGTAAAACATGCTGGTGGTGTAGAGAAAGAAAATGGGCTTTTACAAAATATAAAGAAAATTCACTAGAATATATTCCACCATCTGATCGAATGAAAAAAATGTGTTCGGTAGTATGATGCAACAATTTGATTGCATCATATATTCAAGTGGTGGTTCCGGTGATTGGTTATCATATCTAATAGGTAAAACTTGTAAAAATCATAAAGCTTTTTTAGGTGCTGAATTAAGTAAAAGAAATACTTTTGATTGGTTATTATGTGATATAAAAACGTATTCTTATGGTTTATACGGTTTACAAAATAATATATCACATAATCAATATAAGATATTGCAAGAAAATAAAATATTTGAAGAAATAGAAATTTATAAATTAAATTTTAAAAATGAATTATTTATTAGGATGAATATCCATCCTCCAGGAATTGAAAATAATTCCATTAAAAATTTTGAAAAAATAATTGATTATATTGTTAAGAATCATCATAGTAGATTACTAATCTTACATGATGATTCTGCAGAATCATTCAAATTAACATTTTTTTGCCATTATTATTTATTTTTTTATCAAAAATATGGATATAATATTAAAAAAATTCGTGGAATTAAAAAATATCTTTCAGAAGAGATAAATAAAGTTAATGAAATTTTATTAGAATATAAAAATCAAGTAATAAAATTTCCAATAACAAAGTATATTTTAAATCAAGACTATGATTCTTTTATAAAACAGTTTAAATCATTATACGAAGTAGAAGATGAAAACACAGTAAGAAGAATGTTTTTTGAATATAGTCAAAACCGTTTGGAGGCATTGAAAATATATGAAAAGCAATTATAATCAAGTTTTAGTAGAAGAAGTCATAACAGCTCTTGATAAGATGCTTTTATCAAGTGATAAGATCTTTGAAGAAAAGAAATATGCTAATTATCGTTATGCAAATAATCTGTGCGAGATAGAATACGAGCCTGCTAAGAATCAACTTAGACAGGCTCTTTTAATGCTTCTTAACGATAAAACAAAAGGTATATCAGACCGGGAATAATAATAAAAAATTGTGGTAAGAAATTTACTATGATTGCTTTTTCATTCCATCGATAACCTACATATGTCCATCCTGCAGCTCCAAAAAGTTGTAGGATTGAATTATATGGAGTTATACCTAATACGTGTAAAACCATAGCACATAATATAATTATAGCACTACACCACTTAATATAGAAAACATGATTCATTTTATATTCTTTGCTAATTCTTTATAGCCTTCAACAGTAGGATGGATAGAATCATACCCAACATGATTAAGAGTTTCAAGTGTTTTATCACCAAATTCTTTAGCTAGTTCTTTAATAACTTTATGTTGGTTTGGTTTCAAAATTGGATTAGGAAGAATCCAGATAACCAGTTGAGCGTTAGCTCTCTTCCTAATATTATATAAAAATTCTTCAGTAGAATGTGGAGACATGTTCTTAAAATCATTAGTACTTAGACTAATGACTACGACTCTATATTTTTTATTATAAGTAGGGTTTTCAATAAACTCGCTATACCATTTATGGCTTGTTATACCGACACGCGTAATACTCACACACTCTTTTTTGTGCTGTGCTATACCAACAGCAATGCTATCACCTAGAATCATGCATTCTAACATGTGATGCCCCTTTTAAATGGCACCGGTGGAAGGAGTCGAACCTTCGCCCTCAGTTTTGGAGACTGATGTGCTACCGTAACACTTCACCGATATTTCTTATTTATGGCGGAGCGTATTGGAATCGAACCAATTCAACCTTGCGGTTGCACGGTTTAGCAAACCGCTGCATTACCATCCTGCCCACGCTCCATTATGGTGCCGACTCCTCGTTTCGATCGAGGTTCTCTAGTTCTTCAGACTAGCGTGAGGACCACCTTCACCAAGTCGGCATATTGGTCTTGGCGGAGAGATTCGAACTCCCGACCCTCTGGTCCCAAACCAGATGCGCTACCAGCCTGCGCTACGCCAAGTTATATTTTATTTATATGGTACTACCTCCAAGATTCGAACTTGAACTCCGGCGTCCACAACACCGGGTGCTTTCCAATTACACTAAGGTAGCTTAATTATAGGTATCTCAGTTTTAGGAATTGGTTCTACATTTACCATACTTAACATATGATGTACAGTATGTGGTTTATCATTTTTAGGATATCCTATTCCTAATAGCATATCAATATTATTTTCAGATTTAATTATGTTATTAACTGGATCTTGTTTAAAACATCTGCAAAAACCAGTCTTATAACCAAGATAGTTTGCTATCAAAGCTAGAACACCTGAAGCTATTCCTATTGATTGATGTCTATCAACGTTGATAGTGTATCCATTATAATCTATAGTTTTTATAGTTCTTTCGATTATACGTTCACCTCTTCCATCTTTGCTTGTATCCCAATGTGCTTCAAATGCTACAAGCAAATTTGCTAATACTTGAGGATTATAAAAGTCTGTGTCTTCAGAGCTCTCAGTCATTGTCCATTGATATATTTCTTCAATAATATTTCTGTTAGTAATAAAATGTACTTTATAATAAGCTATGTTTTGTTTACTAGGTACATTCTTTACTACTTCTTCAAATATCTTGATATGTTCTGGATCAATCTCTCTACTTAAGTCCCAATTTCTTTGACAGTGTTGACTGCTCTCAACAGCGTTTAAAAAATCTTCCATCTAAAATACTCCTACATAAAAAAATATTTATGTAAATGGTTGGCGCAGAAGGTAACGATCCTTCCACCCCTGTCTTATGGTGCACCGCCGAGGTTCCGCCCCTCGCTGCTACTGTCTTATCAGGACAGCCCCTTCACTAGCTGGGTCGCAGTGCTCTTTTTGCTTTTA